TCCCAGATTTGATTAGCTTCTCTCCAAACCCACAGTAACTTGCAGTTTTTGTGTAGCCTCTCATCGTCGTTATATGCGGCCCTACACGTTTCATAGTACTCTTCTGGTAAGAGACCCTCAAGAAGCTTGCCAGCCTTCACTGGGCCTATTCCTGACACGCCAAAGACGTTATCTGTGCGGTCTCCAGTCAGCACTTGAAGGTAGAACCGTCTGAATCCCTCGTCCTGGGTGATTTTAACCATTTCTTTTTTAACGAAGTTGTAGTGCCAGCCTGGTACTTGGAGCAAGTCTTTGTCTATGGAGCAGATAACTGTGCCTTCAAACTTCTGTTCCATTCCTAGCCCGTCGTCAGCTTCGTAGCCTTTGCAGACTTGAGCCTGCCAATTTGTTACTAGGAACTCTTTGGTTGCATCCAGATGTTGTGGGCGGATAACATCCTTTCGGTTTGCTTTGTACTCTGGATCTACCTTCATCCTGAAGTTGTCTTCTCTTCCTCCAGACAAAAAGACCCTGTGACCAGTAGCATTAACCTCATCCAGGATGTCCCTCATCATGACCCTGGTACGTATAAACGCTATATCCCTGTCCTCGTTCTCCGCTGATGCTGCACAGCGATAAGCAACGATGTCGCCATCAATCAAAGCTAACATTATTGTTTCTCCTAGTTGTTTATTGATCCCCCAAAAGGGTTGCCATAGGGCAACCTTTCGGGGTTGTTGCCCCGCTTTGCGCGGGGTTGTTGTTGTTGCTAGGCTGCTTCTTTGGGTACTTCTTCAGCTTCGCTTTCTTTCTTTGCTGCTGCTAGATCCAAGTCACCCGCTGTGTAAGCTTCAAACTGCCTTGCCATTCTTATAATTAAATCTGAGGTAACCAGATCAAGATCAAAAGGTTTACCGCCCCTAGCTCCAATATAAAGATCTGTAGCACGAGCTAAAGCATTTTGACGAATAATGGAACGATCCCCATGAAGAGCTGGGATAGGAAACACTCTAGTGGAATAACTGCCCCCACCAGTAGAGCTGGGTTTGATACTAGTAACACTAGCTACAGGTGCTGCACCAGGTTCTCCCTTAGCTGTAACGGTAACGCTCTTAGTCTCTAAGCCGTAGGTGCCTGTTTCACCATCAAAAGAAATGGTATCTCCAACGTTACAAGAAGGCTTTTTAAACCCGTGCTTAAGCCAATACCCATCTACCTTTAGTGAATAGGTCGGCTTAACTCCAAACCGTGTAGTAACGTCCTTTGTGGTGATTGACTCTCCACCTCCAGTCATTGCTGTCATGTTGTTCTCTCTTTCATTTCGTACCAGTTTTTACCCACTGAGCACCCTGCTGTTAGCTTTAGGGCTAGTGGGAATCCGAAAGTCTTCTCAAAATATACATGTGTGCTTGTCAATACATCGAATACCTCCTTTATGGTTGGTTCAAGATAAGCGTCTAACACATCAAATAGTATGGAGTCATGTACCGTATTTACAAGCTTTACTCCAATGTGATTTTTAAATCTTCTGTAAAGAATGCCAAGCATCATTGGAACAATGTCGCCTGTTGCTAGTCCCTGTACGGGATAGTTTTTTAGTTCTGTGGGGCTGAACGTGTACTCTTTTTTGGTTGCCCAACTTGGGCCTGAGTCAGCGTATTTATTTTTATATTGCTTGAATACATAAATTCTACCAGTCTCACTTTGAAACCTCCATGTTTTACTAAACTCATAGCCATCAATTACGCTGTCGTGCAGACCTTCTTCTTCGGCTGTTTCAGCCATGTTTGTATGCCATCGCTTAACGCTTGGGTACCTACCGTAAAATGTTTCTATAAACTTTTTAGAGATGTCTATATCACACCCAGCATTGTCAGCTAGGGTCTTAGCACCAGCACCATAGATCAAACCAAAGGTAAGACGCTTAAACCATTTACGTTCGTCTTTGAGTGGTTCCACGTGAAACATATCTTTGTATAGTTCTGTATGGATGTCACGGCCTGCATTGATGTCTGTAATAAGTTGATTGTCTTTTGTTACGTGAGCTAGTACAGCAACCTCAAGCTGAGAGAAGTCAAACTCAACTAAGCTGCCTTCTGCCCCATACCTAGAAAAGAAAACCTTTTTAATAGGGTTATTGCTAATATTTTGTAGGTTAGGACTGCTAGAACTAAGTCTACCTGTTGATGTAGCTACATGAGTTAGTCTGCCGTGGATACAATACTGTCTGCGTGATTCTATGCCGTTATCTATTACGTGCTTACTTAGACCTTGTACGTAAGTACTTAGTTGTTTTGTTAGGTCTCTATGTTGTAGTAGTTTGTTTGTTATTTCTTTTACTACTGTTTCTTTAGTACTAGTATTTATATATGTAAGTACTTTCTCATCTACTGAGACTTTGCCAGTTTTCTCACTCTTCCATTCGTCAAGAGGAGCGACATCAGAAAAAGGCGTTGTAGCAAATAGAGCAGTTACTTTTTTGGTCTTTGGTTTACCGTTCTTGTACATCCCAACAACTTCTTTGGAGTCAACTTTCTTAATACCACCAAAGAAAAACTTACTCCATTGAAGAGCGCTGTTAACGTCTTCGATTGGGTAGAAATCACTACCCGACAATGTACCCAAATAGTCTTTAAGAATTGTTTCATTATCAGCAAACTTTATGGCTACTTCAGCAGCGTAAGTTTTGTAGTAATTCATGTCTACAGCTAGGCCGTTGTACATCATCTCAGTAGTAGCGTGTATAGCTTCCATCTGGCTGATAATAAGATTCAACATACCTCTTTCAGTAGCTTCTATCATTTGCTTTTCAGCTATTTGGTGTGTGTTAAAGACATCTCTATTTAGATAGTCTTCCAAAAGCTCAAAAGGAACTTTGTCAGCACCAAGACCCATACTAAAATAATCAGTAACAGCAGAGTCTTTGACAGGCAGGCCATACTTTACAGCCATGCTATCTAGGGAAGGAAACTTAAGCTGTTGCCCTGAAAGCAGATACTCAGCAAGCTGTATATCCCAAAGACGATTCTTTTGTAGTTCGACTTTACAGTTAGAGTCTTTGTACAGGTATTGCAAGTCAAACGAGATGTTGCAACCAACTATAAAGTCATATTCACGAGATTTTAGCCAGAGAGTAAAGGTTGCAATAGAAAGTCCTGGGTATGCCTTATAGAACAACCCATCCCCTTCCGTGCAAAGTGTTCCTAGTAACACAATCTTATTCCCAGGATACATTGGATGGGCTTTATCCAGCTCCCCAGGTGCATCCATTGTTGTTTCTACATCAAGTGTGAGCAATCTCACGTTTATCTCCTAGTCGGTTACTCATAGCGTGCTCTTAGTGCGTCAATCTTAACCATGTATTGACCGTGCCGTTCCCCCTCTACTTGGTACTTGCCACCACCGGGTAGTTTATTCTTAGGAATATTGATTGTTCTTAGTAACGTTTCTTCTGGGGTACTTGGTGTTTGATACTTACCGATAGTAATGATTGCGTCAGCTTCACCTGGCTTGTCTGTTTTAGATCCACGTAGAGAATCCATGCCAATAAACGGAGGATCTTTTAATGAGTCTACATTACCGTTTAGTTGACTAGCAGCAATCACAGGGCCGTATTCACGAGCACATTCTCGACCCCATTTATAGATACGACCTAACCTAAGATCTTCACGTTCTTCTTTGTGAAACCCTGAGATCTTATCTAAAGTATCAAAGATAATCATTCCTGGGTTAACGTCTTTAAACAAAGCTGTTAGAGTCTTTACGTCGTTAGTATCGCCTTTAGTAATGATTACTTTCTTGGCGTTACCGCCCATGTAAGTAATGTACTCTGCCATCATTTTGTCTTTGTTTTCAACTAGTTCTTTAGTTGTTTTTCCAAGAGCTGCTTGAACAACTCTGAAGAACACAGCTTCGCTTTCTTCTTCGTTGTTAACCCAAACAATAGGACGATCTTTAGGTAGTTGGGGAGCTATGTAGCTAGCTTCACTGGCTAGAAACGTTGTTTTACCAACCTCTACACGAGCAGCAACAATAACAAAGTTGCCTATACGAAGAAGGCCAAGACTACGGTTAAGAGCCATAAGTCGCCACTCATAACCAGTAGAAACAATACGATCAACAATAACCCCAATGTCAGGTATGACAAACATTTCTTCTTTGTCTACATACCGTTCAACATTACGCAGTGCTTCTACTGTAAGAGAGTTAATGGCTTCTATGTTAGAAGACCCATCTCGAACTTTGCCGCACTCATCAGCAATTCGAGCAACGTAATCCATTTCGATTAGAGTCTTAATGACCTCATCGTAGGCTAGCGTTGGTGTAAACGTTTCCATCTTCTTGATTATGTTACGAATTATAGAAATCTTATCAGCAGTTAGACGCATTGCATACGTAGCAAACAAATAACTACTAAATGGTTCCCAAGTGATACTAGTAACACCAGGAAAAACTTTATAAAACTCTCCTATTGTTTCGAGGATTGTTACAGTTTCAGATTGTATTACGTGGTTCTTTATGTACGGCCTGTACTTGTCGTAGTTGTGCTTTGATTCAGCACATAAAAACAGTATGTCAAAGTCCAAGATGTTTCCTCAAGTTGTCTGGAGTTAAATTTTTAGGTTCAGGAACAAGACTGCTTGTCATGTTTTTAATTTCTATTTGAGATGGTAAGCAAACCAATAGTCTTTGCAGTATTTTTAATGCTGCTTTTTGTCCTGGTTCATCTGGATCTAACCAAATAATTACTTTTTTAAAATTACTTAGTTTGTTTATTGTTGTGTCTGATATAGATGTTTTTAATAACGCCACTGAAGAATAAGGAGATTCTTTCCATACACGATAAGCACTTGTATAGTCTTCAGTAATAGCTATTACATCTCCACCCCTATTCAGCCAAGATACATCTTCACCTGCTTTTCTGTAATATATTGTTTTATATTTAGATCTGCTTGGATCAAATGTTCTTAGTTGATAGCCATATTGTTTGTTATCAAAATCAAAAATGGGAAGATAGAGTTGACCACAAAATTCTTTAAAATGTTGTTTGTCTTCTTCGGTACTTATTGGGTATATGTGGTGTTTGTGTAGCCAGTTAATAATACTAGTACTACATACATCTTTAGGTTTAAAAGTAACTCCTTCAATAATACGTACTACCTTTGGCATGTCGTCTATTTCGTTAAACAACCACTTCCTGAGCACTGTGCCATCAGTAGAAAGCTCTCGCCAAAACCCATGATTAGAACAATGGTGACAGTACGCCACCACTCCTCCAACCACGTGTTTAATATAGAGCCTCTTCTTACGATCTACGCCAGCATCACAGTCTTCATGATCTATGTTTATCTGCTCTCCTATAGCTAATTTGCTATAGGATTGCAGTAACTTTCTATCAATCATTAGGACGTTTTAGTGCCGTAGATTTTACGGAAAAGTTCTTTAGAGACTTTTTGTTGTGTTTCAGTAAGCTTGTTTGTGTAAGAAAGATCAATAGCAGTAGTTAGGGCATAGCCATATACGTATTTCTTACAGATTGCTTGAAGTGCTCTGGGGGACATTGTGAGTGTAAATTGCCCAGAAGAATATCCCTGACGAATTAGATTGGCAAACTTAACCAAGTTCTTGATCCAGTCGCTAGGAATACTTGAAAACTTACCACTGAGCATCTTACATTCAACAGCTTCAGGCATGTAACTCATTTTTACTGTGGTTCCAAACCGATCTAACGTAGCTGTATTCTGTACGTTTGTGCCACTATGAGCACCTGTATCATCGCCTTGTCCTTGTGTATTACCAAGAGCAACAATGCGAAACCTGTGCTCAGGCGTAATAAACTTTTCAGCAGATGTTCCAGGCATCTCTTTAAGGAACAACTTGCCTTTCTCTTCCAGAAGCCACTGGAGACCCATGCTGATCTCAGAAGGGGTAACGTCCCACTCATCCCAAGCAAACACGGCTCCGTAGCGTACAGCCTCTGTCAGAGTGCCATCTACCCAGTAAGTAGAACCATCTTTAGCTTGTTGCTGCCCAAAGATCATTGAGCTGTCCATATCGCCTGTGCAGTTCAACCGAAAGAACGGGCGACAGGTATGAGCACAAAGCTGTTCAATGCAAGAACTTTTACCTGCTGCTGTTGGGCCGTACACCAACACTTTATCGTTGTTTTCCCAAGCTAGCAGAATGTCTTTGGTAACTGTTGCATTAAGAACATAGTCGGGGTCTACGTCTGGAATGAAAGCTCGAATACGTTCATCCCAATCTTCCGGCTTATACACAGCAACTGGAAAACTAGAATCAAAAGTAAGTAATGGAAACAATTTCTTTGCATCTACATGTTTTTCACTAACATGAAACTCAGGTGTTACTGTAGTAACTTTTTTAGTTGGTACTGCTTCAGGCGAAGACAAATCAAGCGGATCACCCGCAAATACAGGAGTAGTGACTTTCTCTGCTAATGTGCGTTTGGTTAGAGCATCTTTGATAGCATCTTTAACCAAATCTTCAACAGGTTTAACTGAAAGGCTAGTCATTTAGTAATTTCCTCTCTATAAGTTCAAGTAACTTGGTGGGTATTTCTTCTGGCTCATTCACTGTAGAACAGTGTTTGTAATACCTAAATACTGACTCATCACACAAACCTAAACCATATATCTCAACTCGTTTGTTTTTTTCTATCTCTTGTCTTACTTGTTTTGTATACGGCGCTAAACCACTACAATGACGACTTGCAGCAGGTTGCCCATCAGACATTACAATTAACAACCGTTTCTTTTCTTTTCGTTTAATTTGTCTGTCATATGCCCAAAGAATTGAATCGCCATCGGGATTGCCTGTCATGTGCGCTGAACTTGCACCTATGTTTTTAATTAAGTCTTCTTTAGATACTCTTAGAGCTGCAAAAGATTTATAAACATAGCTAATTGGATGAAACATATCAGTACTGCCTGAGTGCATATCAGTAAAACCAAGAATCTCAACAGGGACTTTAAGAACATTAAATACTTCATTAAGAAGAACAGCAGCTTCACAAGCAAATAGCACCTTATCTCCAGCCATACTTCCTGACATATCAATTAACACAGTTACAGAAGCATCAAGAACAGTATTAGTAACTTTCTTTTTAAATATGCGTTCAGAAAATCCAGGCACTTTAAGTGCCAATCTAGCTAACCTTGCGTAATCCATTTTGCCTTGCTTGGTGCCATACTCATACTGGCTCTTTGCTCGTATTTGGATTAACCGACGTACTTGTTGAGCAAAATTATCAATACGGGCTACTTTACTTTCAACTCTATCGTTAAAATTTCTAATAAAAAACTTAGCACATCCTGTTTCTTTGTTTAGAAGCCCTACTACTTTGCCGGTTGTAGTGGTATTTTTTATGTAATCAACAACTTCAAAGTCATCAACTGAGGCAGAAGGCCACTCATCTGATATGCCTGATTCATCTACGGCATAAAGAAGACCAGTCTTATTCATGCGTTCTTCATTTACTGTGTCGTGTGTAGATACAAGTTTTGTGTCTACGTCTTTAATTTCTACACGAATAATTTTCCACTCATCTTCAGTGATTTTCTTAGGCTCATCGCTTGATTTAGCAGTTTCAGGTTTACCTAAACTTTCTTCTTCTGGGCCTTTTTTGTCAGTTATTGCTGGTTTTTCTACTGGTTTGTCGTCTTCTGCTTTTGTTTCTGTTGGTTTCTCCTTTGGAGATTCTTTTTTTTCTTCTTCAGGTGGTTTGGGAGATTCCTTAACTCGTTTCTCCTCACCGTCAGGATCGCCTCCTAAAGCCTTAAAGATGTGTTTGGCTAGGTCATAGGTCATTGCTGACCCTATCTTCTTTCTAGGCTCTTCCTGAGCGTCCAGGAGCCTATTTGAAAAGGGTTCCAGAGCCTTATCTATCTCCTCATCAGTTTTAAACCTACTTCCAGACAGCTCACACTGAGGAAACAACCTAGAACTAATTCTGGTATCCCACTTAATAAGGGATTTGATGATTTTGTTTAAAGGACTAGCTTCTTCTTCTGTTTTTCCCCGTATTTTGTCAAGTATGAGAGGACAAGACTTATCCCAAAGCTCCCTAAACCCTTCATATTCAGTTGCTTCCAAGGCGTTAACCCTAGAATCTTCTAGAATATTCCAGATAAAACCAAGAGGGCTTGTATCAGCACTTATTTTCTTTTCTCGAAGAATCCCAAAGTCTGAATACAGATCATGAGCTACTTCGTGATCTGTACTAGCCATGATGTCGTCTAACTGCTCTTGGGTTGTGTGCAAAGTAATTCTTGGCAAGTAGATTGTTTCTCCATCGTGCCTTGGTTGGCACTTATCTTCAAATACAACTCGGAGATTTGCTCTGCCTGCTGAAGCTTTTACGTACCTAGCTACGTCTAAGCCCTGAAGTAACATAATTTAGGTTCCTATGTAAGTGAACACGATTTAAGTTCATTCTGCATAATTACTAAGTGCGCTTCAACAGCTTCTCGTTCTGCTGGAGTTAGTTTTTTAATGTTATTAATAACAATTAAACAAGATGCTTGAACTTTTTTAAATAGATTTATATCTGTTGGGCTTTTAAGATGCTTAAGCAATACTTGAATGTGGCTCTTACCTAGTATTTCTCCGTTATCCCCAGTAAGAGAGATGCTTTCCTTTAAAGCAGAGAGCACAACGCTTTTGGCAGATCTCCAAGGACTGGGCATTGAGCTGATTTTGTATTCGCTTTTAATCAGTTTTTCAATTTCTTTGAGTTCTTTTTGAAAGCTGCTATATTCAGGATTGCCAAAGCTGGCTGTAACCATCTTTGTCCAACAGTTATCGCTACTAGCGTCTGAAGCTAGGCTGTTTGTTGCTGCGTCATATAACAACGACTCATGTAATACGCTCATGGTTAATGTCCTTTAAGGTGATGGGTAAGACCTAAGACACTTGCTAAAAACAGAGCGTCATGTTGTGTGCCCATTCCTTGGGCTATACGGGCAAGACACTCTAAACAACGTTGTTCTAGTTCTTGTTGATCCTGGGCTTGTTGTTGTTTTTCGTAGTCATCGTTAAATTCAGGTAAGTTGCTCTCGTTCACTTTGGTTCTCCTTTACCTAGGTTTGCTACAAGCACTTCTTCAACGCGGCAGTCAGTCGCTCAATTCGCTGAACGTTGTACAACACAATCGATTCTGCGTAATCCCGCGCAGTCTCTGCCAGCAGCAAGTCCCGCCTCGCCGCGTCCAATTCCCTCGCCATCAGTTCTTCGCAAGTTGCGGGTGTGTACATTTGTCTAATCCATTCTAAAAATTTCATGTGTTCTTCTCCATTGCTGCGTCGATTGCAGCATCAAGCAGTTCTGGACTTATCATTGCGGGGGATATGCTGTTGTAGATATCCATGATTGTGTTCTCGTGCCGTTCTCTCATCCATCGATATCTCTCCGCATCCTCCAGCAACTTCTCTGCCCACGCAGTCACGCCTTCCTGCGCCGTTGCTAACTTAGCCGCGTCAATCTCCCTGCACATTTCTAGTATTCTTTTATCCATTGCTCATCTCCTAAAAATTGTAATCACTGCCCACACCATAATACCGCCGACAATCAGCAAGGCGATTGCGGGTGAAAACTCTACGAGAAGTTCAATCATTGTTTTTCTCCTCAATCTTTACTGACGCGTGTTCATTCGCCGCTTACCTCCAGCAATGCTTTTTTTGCTTTCTCCATCCACCACAGTGCTGTGCCACCGTCAGACTGCGACGAAGAGAAGTACAGATTCCCGTCCGCGTTCTCCCCGATCACCATGACATACGCTGGCTTTGCGTCGATAGCCGCTTGTAGTACGCGTTCCACATCTAAGTCCAGCGTAGTGATGACCGGTAGAACAGTTACGTTGTCACAGAGTTTCATGTGTTCTTCTCCCGCAGCAAAGCCTCTACTTCTTTCATCATGCGCTCTGGGTATCCTACATTCGCCGCAAATATGTGATTGATTTCTGTTCCCGTCAGCCCAACCCACTCCTTGCGCGGCGGGGTGGCAACTTGGGGCAGCTGCGTATATTCCACGTGCGTTAAGCCTCCATACGTCACCAACCACGCCACAGGTTCCTGACCCATGGTCTTATCCATTTTATCCACCGTTCTTCTCCTCAATTTTTACTGATTCAATAAACTGCGTTAACGTATAAACGCAAGGCAGTATCAGGTCTCGGCAGATCGCATCATGCACATCAGACTCCTGCATGCTCTGCGCGTAGATTTTAAGCGCACCGATACGCTCACTCACGAGCATATCAAGCTGGTCAAAATCAAGACGCTTTACTATTTCAATGTTTTCGTACTTCATACATCCTCCGCCCGCTTGTTCGCAGCGGCAAGTTCCGCCTCTAGTTCCTCTACGCGTTCAATAGCCTCTCGCAAATATACGCATGGATTACCTACATCATCGTTTTCAAGTGCAGAGCATTCACGTAAGCACGATTCGTTCAGTATTTGATGCACCCGTTGTCGAGTGACACCAACCATTACCGCTATTTCCGCTGCGCTGTAGGTCGTTCTCAGTGTCCGCACCATCTCGTTTCGTTCGCGCATTGCATGTCGGCTGGTTTTATTTGCGATTGCGAGATTGTGATTAAGTGCCGCCCACGCCGCATTGCGCTCGCGCTCTATATGCTCAATATCTTTCGGCGGCAGCACATTAGCCCCCTGCGTTACGAGCCTTTTGTACTCGGTCTTACTATGCGCCTGAATGGGAAGCGACTTAATATACGCATCCATTTCGAGCACGCC